AGATCTCAAAATTAACGAATGGCATTTCTCAAAACAATATTAAGATTAACGGATTACAAAAACAAATCCGAAATCTTGAACATGAAATTCAAGTTCTTACCGAGAACCTTGCAAACAGAAATTCTGAGCATGAGAAACTAGAATCCTTCAAAGACAATTTAAAAACTACATACGACGAACTTTCGTCTAAAAAGGACACCATCCGCCATTACGATTTTTCGTATGGACTATTAAAAGACGGTGGAGTTAAGTCTCAAATCATCAAGAAGTATCTTCCGTTGATTAATCAGCAGGTGAATAGATTCCTTCAAATGATGGACTTCTATATTAACTTTACTCTTGATGAAGAGTTTAATGAAACCGTTCAGTCCCCAATTCATGAAGATTTTTCTTACGCATCTTTCAGTGAAGGAGAAAAGATGAGAATCGATTTGGCTCTTCTTTTCACTTGGCGGGAAGTTGCAAGATTTAAGAACTCAGTTAATACTAATCTTCTTATCATGGATGAAGTGTTTGATTCATCTCTTGATGGATTCGGAACAGAAGAGTTTATTAAGATTATTCGATACGTCATCACAAATGCAAACATCTTTGTGATTTCTCACAAGACTGGTCTTGATGACAGATTTGAAAGTGTCCTACGATTCGAGAAAGTCAAAGGTTTTTCGCGTATGGTGGCCTGACCACCAAAGAACAATGAACACTCCAAACTGGCAACACCACTCCAAGAAGGACCAGAAGCGTAAACTGAAACCGCAGGCCCTTCGACAGGCAAAGGCACGTCTTGCCCACTTCAAAAAGCGTCACATGGGTTGCTCAAAAGGCAACCCTTCGTCGTATGATGGCTTCATCTGAAACAAACCAATGGCTGTCTCTCACGAAATCAAGTCTCAACTTGCTAAATTGCTTGCCACTGAGGATCTTGTGGTTGAGCACAAAAAATGCCAGACTGCTTGCTTTAACGTTCATACCCGTGTGCTGACCCTGCCGATGTGGGAGAAGGCAAGTAGCACCGTGTATGACCTTCTGGTGGGTCATGAAGTGGGTCATGCCCTATATACGCCCGATGAAGACTGGACTGATAAAGTCAAAGTTCCTCCAATGTTTGTGAACGTTGTGGAGGATGCTCGCATTGAGAAACTGATGAAGCGTCGCTACGCTGGTCTTGCTAAGACTTTCTTCAATGGTTATAAGGAACTTGCGGAGGAGGATTTCTTTCAACTTGCTGATGATAATGTTGAAGATATGAACCTTGCTGACCGCGTTAATCTGTGGTTCAAGATTGGTAACTTCGTGCAGGTTCCTATTGATCGCGGCCAGGAAACTGATATTGTCAATATGGTTGCAGAAACTGAAACCTTTGAAGATGTTTTGATTGCTGCTGAAGCACTTTATAAGTATTGCAAGCAGGAAAAGGAAAATAAAGAACAAGCACCTGTTGATGATAATACTAGTTTTAAATCCAATTCAAATTCTCCTGCAAGCGAATTGATCGAATCTCAAGAAACGGGGGGAGAAGGATCTGAAGATACTCAATCTTTAGAGCCTCCGTCTTCTAATGGTCCTGGGGAGGTGCAAGGCCCTGATCTTGATATGCAATCTGGATCTGGTGATGAACCAGAAATTCGTACTGCAGAATCTTTGGAAGAAAAAATTCGTGATCTTGTCAACGATAGTGGATGTGAAAATGTTTATGTTGAAATCCCAGATCTTAATATGGATACTGTGATTGCTAAAAACTCTGAAGTACATCAGGAGATTGATAATTTCTTTGCAGCACAGCAAAAGCAACAAAATGAATGTGCTGTAGATCCAATAAATTTGTTTGCTAACGTTGATCTTTCCTTTAAAAAATTCAAGACTTCTGCTCAGAAAGAAGTCAACTATCTGGTGAAAGAGTTTGAGTGTCGCAAGGCAGCAGATTCTTATTCTCGTTCATCAACTTCCCGTACTGGCGTACTTGATACTGCACGTCTTCATACTTACAAGTATAGCGAGGATCTTTTCAAGAAGATTAATGTTATTCCTGATGGTAAAAATCATGGACTGATTTTTATTCTGGATTGGTCTGGATCAATGCAACATATCTTGAATGATACTTGCAAACAACTCTTCAACCTTGTTTGGTTTTGTAAAAAAGTTTCGATTCCTTTTGAAGTCTACGCTTTCACAAATTCTTGGCGTACTGTAGAAATGGATTACAATACTGGAATGATGAAGTCAGCTGATCGTAGACCACATTACACTAAAAAAGAATATCAAATTCACATTGATGAATCTTTTTCGATGATGAATTTGCTGACAAGTAAAGTTTCTGGTAATGAATTGGAACACCAGATGATGAACATTTGGCGTCTTTCTGAATGCTTTGAGAATTCTTACAACGTTGCATATACTTATCCCAATCGCCTTTGTCTGTCTGGAACTCCCTTGAATGAAGCACTGATTTCTCTTCACAAAATTCTTCCTAAGTTCCAACAGGAAAATAAATTGCAGAAAGTTCAATGTATTGTACTTACCGATGGTGAGGCAAATCCTCTTCCTTATCATGTAGAAGTCAAGCGATCTTGGGAACAAGAACCTTGTATTGGGATCCGTGGTATTAGTGCAGGTTTGACATTCCTCCGTGATCGTAAACTTGGATCTACGTATATGTTTGATTATGCATACAACTCTTATACAGATGCTCTGCTTCAAAATCTAAAAGATAAATTCTCTGATACTAACTTTATTGGTATTCGAATTCTTTCTGGTCGTGATGCAAGTCGTTTTATTCACCTTTATCATAATTATGGCACTGATGATTGTCTAAAACTTCAAGCTTCTTGGAAGAAAAATAAGAGTTTTACCATTACAAACTCTGGATATGATGCATACTTTGCACTTGCATCTTCGGTTCTTTCTCAAGATTCTGAATTTGATGTTGCGGAAGATGCAACTAAATCTCAAATTAAATCTGCATTCGTTAAATCTTTGCAAACCAAGAAACTAAATAAAAAAGTTCTTGGTGAATTTATTTCTTTGGTCGTTTGATAGACCAGTTTGTAAACTGACCCAAGAGGAGGACTAAGTGCCTCCTTTCTTTGTATAATGGCCATGTTGAAACAAAGCACTTAAACATGTCTCGCATTCAAATGACCGACGATCAAATTATTACTGATCTTAAGAATACTTTCGGTAGTGAGTTTACCGCTGCTGATGTTCGTGGTTATTGTGCATCTAAAAATCTTTCTTATCCTACGGTGACGAAGCGACTTGAATCTTTTAAGGTCGGCCGCGGCAAGTGGAATCTTGAAGTCACCCAACAGAAAGTGGAAGAAATCGAACGTACCTTTCAAGCCCCTGCGGTTATTCCTCCCATCGAACAAAATCTTATTCCCACTAAAGATGATACCTTCGTCAAGTTTGGTAATTTTAACGATATTAAAAAAATTATTGACTCCCGTCTTTTCTATCCGACGTTCATTACGGGCCTTTCTGGTAACGGTAAAACGTTCAGTGTGGAACAAGCGTGTGCTCAACTCAAGCGTGAACTGATTCGTGTTAACATTACCATCGAAACCGACGAAGACGATCTCATTGGTGGGTTCCGTCTTGTGGACGGCAATACTGTTTGGCACAATGGTCCTGTGGTTGAGGCTCTTGAGCGAGGTGCCGTACTGCTTCTCGATGAAATCGACCTTGCATCCAACAAGATCCTTTGTCTGCAAAGCGTTCTTGAAGGCAAAGGTGTTTTCCTGAAAAAGATTGGTCGCTTTGTGAAACCTACCGCTGGTTTCAATGTAATTGCTACCGCTAACACTAAAGGTAAGGGTAGTGATGACGGCCGCTTCATTGGCACCAACGTTCTCAATGAAGCATTCCTTGAGCGTTTCCCCGTGACCTTTGAGCAGTCCTATCCGGTTCCTGTGACTGAGCAGAAGATCCTGTCTGCCGTCGCTTCAAGTCTTAATATTGATGATTCTGACTTCTGCAAGCGCCTTGTGGATTGGGCAGACATTATCCGTAAGACTTTCTACGATGGTGGTATTGAGGAAATCATCAGCACTCGTCGCCTTGTTCACATCATCCGTGCTTATAGCATTTTCGGTGATAAGGCTAAAGCGATTCAAGTGTGTGTGAACCGCTTTGATGATGAAACCAAACAGGCATTCCTGGAACTTTATGATAAGGTGGATGTGGATTTTAAAATGCCTGTTGACGAAGTGGCTGTTTTCTGATATAATGAATAATAACTGGGTACAGGAATATCTAGATTCTATGTATCCCGATATTCCTAACAATTGTAATGAACCTATCGTTATGGACGAATACCCCTATCAATTCACCTTATCCGATAATGGTGATGGTACACTCAATCTTGAAAAAACTCCTGTTACTATGAGCGAACCTACTAATCATCTCTGGAAATACAATGAAGATAAAATTCTGAAAGATGTTCAGGATTATGTGACTAGCACTTATGGAAGTCACTATTGTGGTCACAATCAAGATGATATTCAAACGATTGATTTGATGGCAGCAAAAGATCTTGCCACACATTTCTGTCAAGCAAACATTCTGAAGTATGGTAGCCGTTATGGTGATAAGGATGGTCGCAACAAACGCGACTTGCTTAAAGTGATTCACTATGCTATGCTTCTGCTTCACTTCGACGGGCACTACTCCCGTAAAGATAATGGTCTGACCGAATTCCGTTGATTATGAAACTCCAAACTAAAACTATGAAACTGTCTGATAAAACTGTAAACCTGCTGAAAAACTTTTCTAACATCAATCAGTCTGTGCTGATTAAGCAGGGTAAGCAACTTCGTACCATTTCTGTAATGAAGAACATCCTTGCAGAAGCAACTGTAGAAGAAGATTTCCCCAAGGATTTTGCTATCTATGATCTGAACCAGTTTCTGAATGGTTTGTCTCTGCATCAGAATGCTGAACTGGATTTCCAAAATGATCAGTATGTTGTGATCAAAGAAGGTAAGAGCCGTTCTAAGTATTTCTTTGCAGATCCGAATGTGATCGTTGCTCCTCCAGAAAAGTCTATCAATCTTCCTAGTGAAGATGTATGTTTTATTCTGGATACTAAAGAACTTGATAAACTGTTGAAGGCAGCTGCAATCTATCAATTGCCTGACCTGTCTGCTGTTGGTGAGGCAGGCGTTATCAAACTGGTGGTTCGTGATAAGAAGAACGATACCTCCAATGATTTTGCTGTTGTTGTTGGCGAAACTGACTCTGAGTTTGTATTCAACTTTAAGGTTGAGAATATTAAAGTTCTTCCTGGAACTTATGAAGTCGTTGTGTCTTCTAAACTTTTGTCTCGTTTTACCAGCACCAACCACGATCTTTGCTATTATGTAGCTCTGGAACCCGATTCTACTTTTGGATGAACATCTTCGTAACATCACCATTCCCTGCTGAGAGTGCCATCTGCCTCCCAGATAAACATATTGTCAAGATGCCTCTAGAGTGCTGTCAGATGCTCTCTATTGTGGCATCAGACAAGTGGGGACATAACTACGGCACTCTTCCCAAGACTGATGGTACTCCATACAGAACTGAGAAGGGTGCTTTTCGTAATCATCCCTGTACCAAATGGGCAATGGATAGTATCCACAATGCCTATTGGTTAATTAAGTGGGGACTAAACTTGTGTGATGAGTACACTTTACGCTATAATAAAGTTCACTCTTGCTACAAGACTCTTGTAGATGCTTATTATCTCTTCCCCAAAGGAAAGATAACTAGTGTAAGCCCATTTGCTCGCGCTATGCCTGAAGAGTGGAAGTTTGATGATAGCATTGATACATTCACTGCATATAAACTTTATATTGCTTCTAAACCATGGGTAAAAGATAACTATCTCCGTATTCCCGAACGTAAACCTGATTGGATTTAAAATGTCCTCTACTGATAAATTTATTCACCCACAATATCCTAGATTAAGTTGGCTAAGAATTATTGGGAATGCTTTCTTTATCTTTGGATATGCTGTGATTTTATTTAATAGTGTCCAACTGGGAATTTATTTCCGTTTGTTTGGTAATCTATTATCATTTCCATATTTTTATCGAGTAAGAATGTGGGATATGATGACTATCCGCAGTTTTTTTGCTATTATTGAATTGGTTAAACTGATTGAAATTTTCTTTTTCTAAATTATGAGTCGTGATGAATTCCTTTGGGTTGAAAAGTATCGTCCCAAAACAATTGAAGAATGTATTCTCTCAGAGAATATTAAAAAAACCTTTATTGATTTTCTAAATAAAGGTGAAGTGCCTAATCTACTTCTTGCTGGTCCTGCTGGATGTGGCAAGACTACGGTAGCTAAGGCACTCTGTAATGAATTAGGAGTAGATGTATATGTCATCAATGGATCCGACGAAGGTAGATTCCTCGATACTGTCCGAAACACTGCGAAAAACTTCGCTTCGACCGTTTCGTTTTCGTCAACTGCTAAACACAAAGTCATCATCATTGATGAGGCAGATAATACAACCAACGACGTACAACTCCTCCTACGGGCGTCTATTGAGGAATTTAGTGGTAATTGCCGATTCATCTTCACCTGCAATTACAAAAACAAAATCATTGAACCCCTCCACTCCCGATGTGCAGTCGTTGAGTTTGGAATCAAAGGAAAAGAAAAACAACAACTTGCTGCAAACTTTTTTAAGCGCCTTCAAGACATTCTTCGGCAAGAAGGTGTAGAATATGATCAGAAAGTTCTGATTGAACTGATTAATAAACACTTCCCAGACTGGAGACGTGTACTTAATGAGTGTCAACGATATTCTTCTAACGGTAAAATTGATTCAGCCATTCTTGCATCATTCTCTGATGTTTCTGTAAATGAACTTGTTAAGAACCTTAAGGAAAAGAACTTTGCGGAAGTTCGGAAATGGGTGGTTAATAATCTTGATAATGATTCTTCTGTTCTGCTTCGGCGCATTTATGATGCGCTTTATGAGTCTCTTGTTCCTAGTAGCATTCCTGCTGCTGTTCTGATTGTAGCTAAATATCAATATCAGATTGCATTTGTTGCTGATCAAGAAATTAATCTTCTTGCAGCACTAACTGAAATTATGGTTGAATGTGAGTTTAAATGATTATTAGTGAAGGTGATGCAGTTTGGGCTGCAAATGAGTTTATAGAATATTTTTCTCACATGTCCAATATTGAGGACTATTTGAGGTTTGTAAAAAAAGAAGTAATTGCATCTACAAGTTCTCTTGTATCTTTGCATGATGAATTTTTCAATGAAGATATTCATCCTGAAGATATGGACTTTGATATTAAGTTTGTGGGAACTAGATTTCAAAATGCTGTTCCACAAGAACATTATGTTAATCTTTTGAGAGCAGTTTCTTCACATAACAACGAATCAAATATTCCTGGACGAGAATTGCGTTGGATGGTATTTGAAAAGAATACTAAAAAAGTTCTTGGGTTTATTCGCTTTGGTTCACCTACAATTAATTCCAAACCAAGGAATGAATGGTTGGGACAGTCTCCAGATTTGTCTATTTTTAATAGACATGCAGCCATGGGATTTGTAATTGTTCCATCACAACCATTTGGATATAACTATCTTGGCGGTAAACTTCTTGCGCTTCTTTGTTGTTCACACTTTGCTAGAGAATCTTTGAATGAAGTATTTGAAAAGGATATTGCTTTGTTTGAAACAACATCGTTGTATGGATCGACAACTGATGCATCTCAGTATGATGGTTTGAAACCTTTTATGCGGTACAAAGGTCTCACTGAAAGTAAGTTTCTTCCGCTTCTTCATGATGAGATATTTCACAAGTTACATGATCGTTTTACTCTTCTGAATAACAATACTCCTTTGACTGATAATAAAGCTTCATCTAAAAAGATGAAACGTCAGACAAAGATGATTTCTATTATCAAGAACTCTCTTCAAGATAAACAAAAACTAGATGAGTTTAATTCTGTGATTGATGCGGCATTTGCTTTAACTCAGAAGAAAAGATTTTATATTTCCGACTATGGTTATGCAAATGTTCGTGAAGTAATTCTTGGTGAACAGAAAGGACTTCTTCGTGGTCCTAATTGGGATAAGTTTTATCTTGAGAATATTATTTCTTGGTGGAAGAAAAAGGCAACAAAGAGATATGAAAAATTAAAAGAGGAAAATAGATTCAGAACTAAGGTCGAACTATGGACTGATGATGATGAAATTCAAATTATTAGATAATGGAACTTAAAGACTGGCTTAATTCAATCAATCATACAAAAGAAGATTTATCTGAGGATATAAAATCTTATCCACCTTATATTATCAATCGTTGTCTGTCTGGGCATATTGATTGTGTGATGTTTGCAAACGAGATGAATATGAATCATCATCTTGGTAAAGATTTGCAATATTCGTTTTATCTAAATAGTCTAAGGAAAAAAAAGAGATTCTCTCCTTGGCTCCGAAAAGATAATATCAAAGATTTAGAATGTATTAAATCATACTATGGATATAGTAATGAAAAAGCATTTCAGGCTCTAAAGATTTTATCTAAAGAACAAATCGACTTCATTAAACAAAAACTTGAAACTGGTGGAAACAATGGCAAACCAAACAATTGAACCTCAGGTAAATTGGACTCCTAATATGATGGTAGAAGTCCTTTTGAATGAACCTGACGACTTTTTAAAAGTACGTGAGACTTTGACTCGTATCGGAGTTGCATCGAGAAAGGAGAAGAAACTTTATCAGAGTTGTCACATTCTTCATAAACAAGGTAAGTATTATATTGTTCACTTTAAGGAATTGTTTGCCCTGGATGGCAAGTATGCAAACTTGACAGTCAATGACGTTCAACGTCGTAATCGTATTGTTCGTTTGCTTGCTGACTGGGGTCTTGTCAGCATTATGAACGAAGATCTGGTCCAGGACATTGCACCTTTGAATCAAATTAAAGTTATTGCTCATAGAGATAAAAATGAATGGATCCTTGAGCAAAAGTATAATATTGGTAAAAAAGCAAAACCAGCAGAAGTAGAATAAATAGAACTGAGACCTTTTCGTGCGGTCTCTACGAAAGTCGGAACACCCTAAAAAGAGGATCGGTTTTTACCCTTCCTCTTTTTTTCGTATCTTTTATAATTAGTAATGGATGCCGTAAGGGTCCACACAACACAAACTCGCTTTTAAAGGAGCTACTAAGATGACTAATCTCATGCGCTATACTGCGTCAGATCTTCCTGCGCTCATGAAGAGAATCAATGAATACAGCATTGGAATGGACGATTATTTTGATAAGGTTTTCTCACACTTTAACGAAACTAATCTGAATTATCCACCATACAATCTTGTTCAAGTTAGTAATGTAGAATCAAGACTTGAACTTGCACTTGCTGGATTTAAAAAGGAGGAAGTTCATGTATACACAGAGTATGGAAAACTTTTTATCGAGGGACAAAAAGAAGATAAAGAGTCCTCTGGTAACTACGTCCATAAGGGACTGGCTCAAAGATCTTTCCAGAGAGCATGGACAATCGCAGATGATACAGAAGTCAGTGAAGTGAAATTTGAAGATGGACTTCTGACAGTTCAGTTAAAGAAAATTGTGCCAGATCATCATGCCCGCAAGGATTACCTATAAATAAAAATAAAAAATGCTAACCTTCCAGCAGTTCATGGAGAAAGTGGGAGATTTTGGAAATCCCCCACAAAAAACAAAAGTTAAATGCTATAAAACCATTAAGTATGCCATGGCCCCAGGTGGAAAGGCATGTGCTAAGCGTTCATCTTCAAGTGCTGGTGGGGACTAAATAATTAAGAATATCGTCGGCGCAGAGGGGAAACTGGCACAATCCAGTTGACTCCCCTCTTTTTTATTGGTAGAATGGGTACATTGGAGAAATACTATGATCAAATTGCTTTTACTTTTAAACAATCAAATTCTCGTCTCAAAGATTGAAGAAGTTGGTTCAGAATTGGGAGAACCTGATTGTAAATTGACAAATCCATTTGTTGTAAATGGTGACACTTTAGAACCATGGTTATATGATCAAACAAATCAGAATGTGTTTATGATCCATTCTGATAAAATTATGACAATTACTGATCCAAAGCCTACCCTTCTTGAAAAATACGAGCAACTGACTAAATGAGATTTTATACCAACGTACAATTAATCGGCAATCAGTTTCTTGTTCGTGCTTATGAAAATGGTGATCATGTAATGTTTAAAGAAGAGTATACTCCTACTCTTTTTATTCCTACAAAAAAAGAATCTAAGTATAAAACTCTTGAAGGTGAGAGCGTTGAACCAATTCAACCCGGCTTTGTGCGAGATTGTAGAGAGTTTTATAAAAAATACGAAGGTGTAGATGGGTTTCGTATCTTTGGAAACGACAGATACGTGTCTCAATACATCTCAGAAAAATATCCAGAGGATGAAATTAAGTTTGATATTTCCAAGATCAGACTTTACACTTTGGATATTGAGGTTGCATCAGAAAATGGATTCCCAGATGTGGCTTCTGCATCAGAAGAAATTCTTCTGATTTCAATTCAAGACTACACCACAAAAAATATCATCACTTGGGGCGTTAAACCCTTTACAAATAAGCAGAGTAACGTTACATACATTCTTTGTAATAGTGAATATGGTCTGCTTCAAAAGTTTATTGAATGGTGGGATAAAAATCCGCCAGATGTAATCACAGGTTGGAATGTTCAGTTGTATGACGTTCCTTATATTTGTCGTCGATTGAGCCGTGTTCTTGGAGAAAAGCAAATGAAGCGCCTTTCTCCATGGGGACTAAACACGGAAAATGAAATTTATGTGAGTGGTAGAAAGCAGGTTTATTTTGATGTCGGTGGTATTACTCAACTTGATTATCTTGACCTTTATAAGAAATTTACGTATAAAGCACAAGAGTCATATCGTCTCGATCACATTGCTGAAGTAGAACTTGGCCAGAAAAAACTAGATCACTCCGAGTACGATACATTCAAAGATTTTTATTCCAAGGGTTGGCAAAAGTTTGTAGAGTATAACATCGTTGACGTGGAACTTGTTGACCGTCTGGAAGATAAGATGAAACTGATTGAACTTGCATTGACCATGGCTTTCGATGCTAAGGTTAACTTTGGTGACGTATTTTACCAAGTTCGTATGTGGGATAATATCATTTATAACTATCTAAAGAAGAGGGATATTGTTATCCCTCCTAAAGAACGTACAGCAAAGGACACTAAGTATGCGGGAGCATATGTTAAGGAACCGAATCCTGGGGTATATGATTGGGTGGTTAACTTTGACCTTAATAGCCTTTACCCTCATCTCATCATGCAATACAACATCTCCCCAGAAACTCTTC